TGGATCTTCGCATCGAAAACCTTGGGGAAGAGCTTCCTGAGCCCAACAAGGTCACCCTCCCGAGTCAACTAGAGTTCGACTTCGGCGATTCCGAACAAGAGAAGGCAGAGACCGCCAGCTAAGGTTCTCCGTCTGGCCCGCGTTAAGGGCCACCACATTCCAGCCCTTCGGGGGTGGCCTTATGGCCGTGGAGTTTTTCGTGTTTTCGCTCCTTGGTGTCCCTCGGAGGGTTGGAATGTGGTAATTCGATCACATCAGCGCGGTTCCGCTAATTCCAACCAAACCAATACATGATTACATACGCCTTGGACTTTGAGTCCTACTATGACAGAGAGTGTTCAATCAAGACACTCGGACCCCATGGGTATTTCTCCCACCCATCCTTTGAAGCCTACATGGTGACAGTCGTCGGAGACGACGGGTTCCGCTATGCAGGACACCCTAAAGAGTTCGACTGGACGATCCTCAAAGATCATCTCGTTCTTTCTCACAACGCCAGCTTCGATGAAACTCTCTACTTGTTCGGAGTTGATGCTGGCTGGTATCCCTCCGTGGACTTCAAGGAGTGGCAATGCACCGCAGATATGTGTGCCTTCTTGGGGCTTCCTCGATCCTTGAAGGGGGCAGCCGCGGAGGTGCTTGAAGCACAAATTGACAAGACCACTCGAGACAACATGGCTGGCAAGCAGTGGAGTTCTATGAGTGAAGAGTTTCAGAAGGAAGTCACCGAGTATGCCATTGTCGACTCCGAGAGGTGTCTTGAGTTGTGGCAGAAGTTGGAGGATCAGTGGCCTCAGCACGAGCGAGACATCAGCGTGTTATCTCGCCGTATTACTCAGCGTGGGCTACCAATGGATGAGCCTCTTCTCCAGAAGAGCCTTGAGACCATCAAAACTAAGCTGTTCGATTCCGAGAACACCATACCTTGGATTCACGAGATTGATCCCAAAACCAAGAAACCTTTCACGCCCCTATCCCGCAAGGCGTTCAACAACGAGTGCCGAAAGCAAGGCATCCCTATCCCCAAGTCGCTGGCACAAGACAACGCCGACGCAGACAAGTGGTTTGCTGAACATCAGAAGGAATGCCCGTGGGCTCGCTCCGTGCAAGACTACCGCAGGATTAATTCCTTCCTCAGCAAGCTGGAGTCCTTCCAAGCAGGCACCATGTCCGACGGGAGGTTCTATGGCAACATCATGTACTGCGGAGCAAACCCAACTGCACGTTGGTCTGGGGGCGGAGGTAATCTCAACCTTCAAAACCTGCCGCGAGAGGAAATGTTCGGGGTGAACTTTCGTCCGCTCATCAAAGCGGCACCAGACACGAAACTTATTGTTGCCGACTTAGGGCAGATCGAGGTTCGCACCGTCCTCTGGTGGGCGAAAGACTTCGAGGCCCTCGACCGCATTCGTGAGACCGACGACATCTACCATGTGTTGGCTGTCATGTTGGGAGTCCACAAAGAAGAGGACGGGCCACTACGCAACAACCCAAAGCTGCGGCAACTGACCAAAGGGATTGCGTTGGGTTGTCAGTTTGGTCTTGGGCCTGACGGATACATGGCACAGTCTGGGGGAACACTCGAAGATGCGACCTTCGCAGTAAACACCTACCGAAAGAACATGAAGAAGGTGGTAGAACTTTGGGGGCATCTCAAAGATGACGTCAACATGTCCTCTGCCCTCGGTCAGCCTCTAATCTATGATATGCCCTCTGGACGGAAGCTCAACTACGGACGCATCCGAAAAATGAAGACTCGCACTCCCGAGGGGAAGACGCGTTTTGCCCACGTATGTAAGATGGTTCGTCAAGGGCAAAGACGGGACTTTCGTCTGTGGCATGGGCACATGACAAACAATCTAGCTCAAGGTCTTGCACGGGATGTGTTTGCTGATACGATGCTTAGGCTGGACGCGGCGGACATTCCAATCGTCATGCACGTTCATGATGAAGTAGTTTGCGAAGTCCCTGCTTCTGAAGCAGAAGACCGACGCCAGCAGATTGAAGAAATAATGTCCACGCCTCCAGCTTGGATTCCCGAACTCCCACTTGACACTGAAGCAACCATTCTCGACCACTACACCAAATGAGCAAATACCACTACATACCAAACCACCGAAGCGCAGAAATCACTACAGCAGAATCATTACATGACAAATCATTCCGAGTTCCTGAGATCAAATCGAAGTCGAAGTTTCGAGACTACTGCGCATCTGCCTCCACTAATCATTGCTTCTTCAACCTAGCTGAAGGAGACAATCCAAACCTACGCATCAATGAGGATAACCCAGTTCACAAAGTCCATGGGTTTGTTGGAGACTATGACGCTCCAACTAACTGGGACGAAATAGAAGGACTCCTACGTGCGCGGTGTGTCTCTGAAGGACTACCGACTTGGATTACGAAAACTCACTCGGGCTACGTGCGTCTGGTGTGGGAGTTTGAGAAAGCAATCCCGCTCGACCCCTCAATGGCAGACGCTTTCTACAAGCGAATGTCTGACCATTTGAAAGCTCCCATGCTGCTGGCAGGCTTCGACCGAACATGCCTACGTCCCTCGCAGTATTTTGAGGTGGGCACCAACTGGCAGAAAATGGGGGAGCCTTTAGACTACACTTCTGTAAAGACCGTGTTCCTTCGTGCTGCGTCAACAGCAGCCCCCACTACGGGAGACACCACAATTCCCATTTCGGACGTAGCTGCGGAAGTTGCAAAGAGATACCCTCACCGCTGGAGCGGAGAATTTGAGATCGGTGCTCGTGGTCCTTTGTTCTGGATTGACGACGGCATTGATCGAGAGGGAGCTCAAGTCCGAGAAGATGGTATGGTTTGTTACTCTGATCGCGCGGGCAAGGGCTTCTTGTCTTGGCGTGAGATCTTCGGTAAAGGCTTCGTAGAAAATTACGAGGAGCAGAAGATAAACCAACTGATCGACCAGTACTGGTTCACGGGAAAGGCATTCTACAAAGTGCTGAACAATACCCCCGTGGTCATCCCCAAAGAGCAACTGATACTTGAGCTTCGGAAAGCAGGGTTTAGTCCTAAAACCAAGAAGGGTCAGGCTCTGTCGGAAGTCGAGCAAGCAATCCTCGCCATCAGCAATGACTGCCGTGTCGAAGAAGTTGCTCCTGTGGTGTTCTCGGACAAGAGGCTGGTCACCTTTGGGTCGCGCCGTATTCTCAATAGCAACTTCTCAAAGCCTGTTCAACCAGCCACAACAGGAGATGAGTCTAAGTGGCCGTGGCTTCGCACCTTCTTGCTGAACTTCTTCGACGTTGACAACAACGGGGAAGACACGCTGCCGTACTTTCTGGCATGGTTCCAGCGACTGTATGAAGCTGTGCTGGAGCATCGTCTGGATCAAGGACAGCTTCTGATCCTACTAGGTGAGTCAGGGCGGGGTAAGACCCTCTTGACGAACAGGATTGTTGGTGATGCTGTAGGTGGCTGTTCAGATGCATCTGATTACCTTTCAGGAAAAACTACCTTCAACAAAGACCTCTGTGGATCTGCCGCATGGGTGATTGATGACCAGACTGCCGCGGCCACTTATTCCGATCAACGTAAGTTTGTAGAGCTCACCAAGCGGTGTGTCGCCAACCCACGACTGGAGTATCACGCCAAGTACGCGGACGCGGTGCCTCTACCTTGGGCTGGTAGGGTGATGATGTCTCTCAACTTGGACGCAAACTCCTTGGCGGCTTTGCCTACACTGGATTCTTCCAACCGAGACAAGATCATCGCTCTTCGTGCCGCTGGCACAGGTAGGGTCAAGTTTGGATCGAACAAACAGGTAGAGCAGACTATCGCTGAGGAAATGCCATACTTCCTCAAGTGGCTGCTGGAGTGGGAAGCACCAGAAAGAGTTATCCACGCTGGTCGCTTTGGTGTTCGCACCTACATTGATCCATTCGTAGAAGCAGCAGCGTATGACAACTCATCTCGCTCGGCGATTGCTGAGATGGTCGAGTTCTTTGCCAAACAAGTTCGCACCAACAGCAGTGAACCCATCAAACGCTGGAGGGGCACACTCACCGAGTTCACCGTAACTCTGCACGAAATAAATGGGGGACGCCCTGTGGGTAATTCCAATAATTTGGAGTTCGTTCGCCGCGGTATGACTGTGCTGGAGGAGGTGTCCGCTCACAATTCTTCTATCCGCAAAGTCCGAAGCAAGGGGCAGGGCGGAGGAAAAGTTTGGGAGATCGACCTCAACCCTAGGTATGATATCGACGACGGGGGTGAGGATTGGTAAGATAGGTTAGTGAAAGTTCGCTCCCTCACAGACCCCATAACTGGATGCTGGTACACGTACTTCAAGGATCCAATTTATGGGGTCTACTGCTATTTAGTAGTAGGGGTCTCCACCGAGATCGAGCTAGTTAACTTCTGTGAGTCTGTAGAGATTGACGTGGCGGACTTCGAGCTGGAGCATGGAGAATTTGCTGGTGCCTGTTGGGGGCCTGAGGATGGCTCATCTGTCGTGATGGCATTGGCGAGTTTTGATTCGACAGACCCACACAGCATAGACACCTATTGCCATGAGCTGTTCCACTTCACGCACACGGCTCTTTCTGGAAGAGGCATCGAGCACCAAAACTCTCGTGGGTGTGAAGCCTTCGCTTACTACTGCGGGTTTGTGTCTGGAAACTTCTGGCGAGAACTTACGAAAGAGTAATTTCCTTCTCTGGTGAATGCAACTCAGCCAGAGTCACAGAAAACTCGTCAGCATAAGCGGGCCTCCAGTCATCCCCTCGCTTTTCTCCTTTGGGCACATACTCAGCTAGATCGAAGAACCTGCGAGAGGGGAGCCAACCAACCAGTGTCGCCACTGTAAGTTGAGGATTGCACCGAACAAAGAAGTAGATGTCGCACTTAGTCATTAGCTTTTCCTTGCGGGACTCGTTCCCATAGACTCGTGCCGTGTAATGAGGTTTTGGTTCCGCGGAGGCTTGGGTG